TGTTACGCCGCTAACAGCACCATTTGCCGCGAACATCGTCAGGCCGTTAAAGCCGATCACGACCGTAACGGTCGAGGTGGTTTTCTTGCGCGCTTCGACGCCCCAGGAATTCAGGTTATTGCTGCAGTCTTGAGCCCCCAATTCAGCGCTCTCGCCCACTGCCACCCCGTTTACTGCAGCAATAGCAACAAGTTCAAACATGACGAGCTTCGGAACAACGCCGAGGCCGTGCGTGATAGTCAACGTGCCACCGTTGGTGTAGCTGACTGTCGTTTCGTAGTAATTGGCGATTGGCAGCGCGGCAATGAGTGCGGCGACAGCGTTCTGCACGGCGATTTGCACGAAATTTGTGTTCGCGAGCTGCCCGTCGCTCAGGCCTACAGCCGCAGTAGGGGCCGTAGGCTTGCCTGTGAGTGCCGGCGATGCCAGGGGTGCCTTCTGCCCGATCAGGGTAGTGATGGTGGTGGCGAAATTGGGATCGTTGCCCAACGCCGTGGCGATCTCGGCGAGGGTGTCGAGCGTCGCCGGCGATGCATTCACCAGCGCCGCAATGGCGGCTTGCACGAACGCCGTGGTTGCGAGCTGCGTGGTACTGGTGCCCGTCGCGGCGGTGGGGGCCGTAGGCGTACCGCTGAAGGCGGGGCTTGCCATAGGCGCACGCCCGTTGATCAACGTGGTCAGGAGCGTTTGTACAGCGGCAACAAACGCCGTGGTCGCAAGTTGGGTGGTGCTCGTGCCCGCCGCCGCGGTTGGCGCCGTGGGCGTTCCGGTGAGAGCCGGCGACGCCAGCGGGGCTTTCTGGCCGAGTAGGGTCGTGATGGTGGTAGCGAAATTAGGATCGTTGCCCAGCGCCGCAGCAATCTCGGCCAAGGTGTCTAGGGTGGCCGGAGACTGGTTCACCAGGGCGGCTACTGCTGCTTGTACGAATGCCGTTGTTGCCAGCTGGGTAGAGCTGTTGCCCGTCGCGGCGGTAGGCGCAGTAGGCGTGCCAGTGAATGCTGGGCTGGCTAACTTGGCCAGTCCGGCGAGCATTGCAAGAACGGCGCCGCGCACTTGATTCCCGTTGGCCGAGTCCAGCTCCAGCCCCGCCCCTTCGATGAGAGCCACAAGTTCGCGCTGGATCGAGTTCAACCACTCGGCCCGGATAAGCGTTGACGCAACGCCACCCGCCGCGCTGCCTTCGGTAAATTCATCATCCGCATTCGCGGTATCGGTGTAGTACCCGATCTTCTGCATCAGTTTGCTCCGTACCCGAAAATCAAGGTGGTATGGGCCGGCGCCATGGCGCTCAGCCTGCATTCGAGGGATTTGTTGCCCCACACGCTGAGGGCTTCGCCTGCGGCGGCGCTGCCTGCTGCTGCCCGGAAGACGGTCACGGCGGGGGCGTTGACGCGCCAGGCGCTGGTCCAGCCGTCGCCGGCGATGGGATCACCGGCGCGGCAGTGGCCGGCGCGTGGCGGGTGGAATTCGGTGATGGTGACGCTATAGCCGAGGCTCGCCGCCAGCTCGATGAAGAACGCACGGCTTTGCCCGCCGACGCCGCGCAACTTGGCGGACACAGCGGCGAGGCGCTGGCGAACGGTGAGCGATTCGAAGGCTAGGCACGGGTCGGGCAAGCCGAGGACGCGCTCCCAGTCGTCCAGTCCGGCGCCGTTGTCGGACCAGATTTTGTCCTCCAGCCGATCCGCCGCCAGCAGCGCGGTATCAAGCCCGGATGCCTCGGCGCGGATCAGCGCGGCGAGCATCGGCGCTGCGCCGTCGTAGGCCTCGGGCGGTAAAAGGGCTCGGAGCTGGTCGGCGACAGCGGTCACGGCATCAGCTCCAGGGTGATGGCGCCCGGCCGAATCCAACCGACCGCGCCGGCCACGCTGGTGGCCGCGACGTTGCCCGTTGGGCTGATGACCGTGCGATCAACTACGCCTGCCAAGTTGGCGATGATTGTCTCGATGCGCGAGCGCTTGAGCACATCGCCCGGCAGCAGCGCGCCGACCGATTGCGCCCAGGCGGCCTCGGCGGCGGACTGCACGTCCGGAAGCAGATAACCGTCTGCCAGTTCGACCTGGGCGACCACGTCGACGACGGTCAGCAGCGGTGCGTAGACGAACACCTCGGCAGTGACCGGGCATACTTCGTCGATGTGGGCGGCGCACGCAGCGATAACCTCGGCCGAGGGCGCGCCGTCGCTTGCGGTGATGACCACGTCGACCGTGTTCGGTCCGCGCCGCTTCGGCAGGATGGTAGCGGTCGCCACGCCGTCCACTTCAAGCGCCCAGCGTCGGTAGTCGTATTTGGCACCGCCTGCGGGCGGGTTGCGAATGATGTCGAGCAGACGGCCGAGCAGCGAGGCCATGGTCTCCGCGTCGGTGCCGCCCGTTAGCGCTGCTGACAGCGTCGCCGAGGCATCAATGCCCAGCGGCGGGCTGGTCAGTAGCACGGCGCCGTCCAGGGCGTTCAGTGCCAGGCCCTTGCTTTGCGAGACGAGCGCCACGGCGGCCGAACCGTTGACGCCGAGGGTCGCGTCGGCGGTGGACGTCAGCAGCTCGCCGCTCGCTACGTGCCGGAACTGCGCCCCGCTGAGCAGCGTGCTGCCCGCCGTGCCGGTGATTGAGGCGATGCCCGTGGCGGCGGTGGCTGCCTTCTGCGTCAGCCCTCGAATCGCGGCGTGGTGCAGCAGCTCTTCATCATCAGAAAGGTCCGGGAAAATCTGCCGATAGAGCCATGCGAGCTTCTGATAGATGCCTTCAACGACGGCAGCAACGGCGGCCGAGCGCGCGAAGTTGTCGCTGTCGCTGGTGATGTCGGCGTCCGGCAGTTGGCTGACGATTTCGCGCAGGATCGCGTCGCGGAGGGTTTCATAGGTCGGAGCAGTGAACGCCATCAGACCACCTGCACATGATGGGTGAAGGTGCTAGTTCGCCCACCTGCGTCGACCACCTCGATCAACAGCAGCAGGCGGCCGTCGTGCGGCTGCTCGGCAGTGATGTCGATGGAGCGAGCGCGGCCGTCATCGAGCAGCCCTTGGAGCGCTTCGCGGGCGTACTGGATGGCAAGGATGGAGACGCGCGCCAGGTCTTTTTCGCGGCGCAGGAGGTAGAGCCGGGAGCCCAGTACGGGGTCGGCCCAGTAGGTGCCAAGCGGCGTGACCAGCCGCAGATAAACGGCGTTGGCCAGCGAGCTGATGCGCTCGCCGCTGAGGTCTTTGGTGGTGGGATTGATGCCTGCGTCCATAGGCAGGCAGAGTGCCCCGCGTGCGTGCGGGGCGGCGTTTCAGGAGGGTTTAAGGCTCCAGCTGAACCTAATCAGTTTTGGCTGCTTCCCCTAAGGCAGCCGCTGCTGCCTCTCTGAGCCCCCCTCCGTATCCTCCGCTTACGAGAACATGAATCAAACAGTCTCTCGCCTCGGCGCCACCTGCATGCCCTAGTCCTCGAATGGCGCCCATGACAACTGCGGCTCCATGGCCACCCTCCCTGACGATTCCGATCAGCAGATCAATAGCTTCTTGCCGGCTTGCCATATGATTTCCCCGTTTAGTAAACCTCCTTCCGATACTAGCTAAAGAGCCGGCAAACGTAACCGTGCGGATTGAAGCAGCGCTACTGCTGAGGCCTCGGCGGATTCCCTGTCGGGTGGGCGTGCGCGTTGTACAGCTCACGGTCGGCTTGCATGGTGCGCGTGGCGTCCTGGATGTCACCAGTCGCCTCGACCAGGGGCGTCTCGAAGCGCACCTTTTGCCCGGCTTTCACCACCAGCGTTTCGGTAACGATCTCGATCAGCCGCCCGCGCTTCATGTGAATGTAGTCGCCTTCGTCGGTGTACAGCGCCACCTCGCCATCAGCCACCCTGAGCCGGTAGCGGCCGTCCTCGGAGGCGATGACCACGGCATGCTTCGAGTTGCCGCCGATGGGCAACACGATGTACTCGGCCCCGGCCAAGGGCGCCGAGGTGAAGCCGTAGTGCTGCATCAGCTCGCCGCTGACGGTCTCGCCGGCAAGCCCCTGCATCTGGACGCCGATCTGCGCGCCGGTATGGCTGTTGCGGGTGGCCACCGCGCGGAACGCCTGGCGGAAGTTCGCCCGCTCGCGGACGGCCTGGCTGCGCATCGTCTTGAGCAGGCTCATAGGCTGTTGTAGTACTCCATCAGCGCGGCGTCGGCGGCGCCCTTGCGCTTCTTCTTGGCGGGCGGATTGGCATCGAGCACCCACGTCTTGTCCTCGCGCAGCCGCAGCTCGGTGATTGCGCCCTGGCGCGTCAGGCGCAGGGTGCGGGACATCAGGAAGAAGGTGCCGTCGACCTTGTGCGGCTCGCTCTGCACGATGATGCGTTGACCTGGCGCCCAGACCTGACCCTTGCCGTTGCGATGGCCATGTACTACTGCGCGCATCTCGAAGCCTTCCAGGCGGCTATCGGCCAACAGCTTGCGGGCATGGGTGGTGGCCATGTCCTGGTTCTCGCTCGCGCTATCGACGATCACGCGCGGCCGGAAGATCCCGCGCTTGGCCAGCGTCTCGTCCTTCACCACCGAACGCAGGTGCGCCCGGCTGGTGTCGTAGCCGTCATCCTCGTACTGCCCATGCTGACCCAGCAGCGTGATCTGACTGTAGCGGCCGGGCATCGAGCGGCGAACGGATAGGCGTTGGACGTTATTGCCCACGCCGTCGCGACGCATGATCAGGGTGGCGACTGGCGCCGCCTCATAGTCTGGGCCACCGACGACAAGCCGGCCGTCTGGCTCCATCCATGGCCACAGCCCGTTCGCCTCGGCGACTTGCAGCAGCGCCTCCCAGGCGGTCTGCCCCGGCTCGATCTGCACGCGGCGGCGAGTGCCGGCCTTTGCCGCTCGCACCTCGACCTTGTCGATGCCAAGCGGTTTGACGACCTGGTCAATGATGTCCGTGAGCGAGGCCTCGCGTAGAGCAACGAAGGGCGTCGAGCAGTCCACCAGCACGGCGGCGCGGTCGCGGCCGGTGATGCGGATCGCATGGCCCTGGCGAGAGATGTCCTCCTCGATCTCGTCGATCACACCGGTCAGCACGCGTTCGCCGTCCAGGGTCAAGCTGCACGGCGCGCCTTCCTGCAGCGCTTCGGGCAGGCTCTCGCCGCCCGGCGTGAACACTTCCAGCTCGAACGCATCGGCAGGCGTCAGCAGGTCGCTCTCGACGGACCATCCGTCCCAGTTGTCATGGGCGTGGCTGCCGATGGTCAGGCGGATCGAATCAACTTGCGTAGGCACGGAGCACCTCGCCTTGGGCAATGACGTATGGCGTGCGCAGCGTCGGGTTCAGACGCAGCAGCTCGGCGGCGCGGGAATGGTCGCCGTACCAACGGTGCGCGAGCAGGCGCAGGCAGGCGGC